CAGTAACCACATTAACAACCACCAAACGAGAAGTATCAATTCCACGGGATTCTAATAGAGATTTAGTGATAGCAGCCTCAGTGTCAAAGTAGAGACAGTAACCATCGGGATGAGTATCAAGAAAGTTCTTAACCACGGCGAGAGAGAAAAAAGTCTTTCCAGTAGAAGACTCTCCAGCAATAGCAGTAATTTTATTCCCAGATACGCCACCAAATACACTACCTGAAACCAGTGCATTAAAAATGTATGAACCTGTATCAACATAACTCTCAGTCTCGTCAATGTCGGAAGCAAGTTGTGTATACTCGCCACCAATTTCTTTTACAATATCTTTAAGAAAGTCCATCATTTTTTCTCCTCATTTTTATTATCCAAATAATTCATTTTATAAGTCCATAGTTTTTGATAGAGTGCGGAATCTCCCCCCAATCTCATAGCACTAATAATTACATCTAATTCTTTTTCGTTAATCGGTAAATCCATCAAGAGAAAAATGAGTCAAGGTTTACAGTTTTTTCCACATTCCACCCAATTGCATCAAGAATAATCTTGAGTGGTTCTAGAAATGCTTTCTCAAATTGTAGGTCATAATCAATGTATTTGTCAAGATTAAGTTCCTTTGGAAACTCTTGGATAAAAGAGATAATATTTTCGTGAATACTATTTGGTTTTTTTAGATAGATAAATTTAATCTTTTCACCATTTTGAATAAGAGAATACTTATTTGTAAGATTTGCTTCCTTTATATAATGATTGAAAAGAAGTGCCCCACGAACATGAATAGGAGTTCCTTTTGCATAAATTGTTGCCGATGATTTGTATTTTTGAACATCAGAGGCTGAACGAGGAAATGAAATTTGTTCTGGAGGAAGTTTTTTAAACTCCTTACGAGCATTCTCAATGAAGTCAATCACCTCATCTTCAGTTCCACTCATCATTAGTTTGAGTGCGTCCTTAATCATTTTACGACAAGGTGCAGGAGTAGAAGATTTGACTGCCTCAATACCCATCATCTTGAGTTTGGGTTCTTCATAGCGAACACCCTCACTATCCCAGACATTGAGGATATAACGCTTCTTAGCAGTCCAGATTCCACGGTCAGCAATGTTCTCTCGCTTCATCTGCATCTTCTGATCATATGCATTTACATAATTCGCCAATTCTTGGTAAGAACCTTCAATATATTTTTCAAGTTCCATACCAGCGACCTTATCAAGGAACGAAACAACGCTTTCAGTAGTTTTTTCTCTTCCCTTGTATACAGTCTCCACCAAAGGACCCATATTAAGGTAAATAGAATCAGTATCCGAAGCAATAACGTAATCAACAGCATTTGTCTTAAGAATTTTGTTTAGATAAGTATTCATCTTACCTTCAATCCAACGGATTGAAACTTGTCCTGAAAGAGTGATTGCCTCAGCATTCTCCAATTTATAATAGCGAAAATACTGATTACCAATGGCACCATAAGCAGAGTTAAGAGAAATCTTCTTTGCCATTTGAATGTTATTGCAACGAGCAATTTCTTTAACCAATTCTTTATTTTTGGTTTTCTCATACTGCTTCTTTGCTGCAATCATCTTCCTTTTAAAGATGACACGATCCTCATACATCTTCTCCATTAGTTCTGGAAGAAATCCACGTACATCCTTACGGAACATTGCACCATTAGCACAGACTGCCTTATCTTTGTATAATTCAAAACTAAGAGATTGGTTTAGAATTTTATCTACAGATACTGTGGGATGACGTTCATCAAGAAGAGTTTCTGGAGAAATATTGTATTGCATAATCAGGTGTGGATATAGACTGTTAAGGTCAAAGTTCACAACCCAATCATACTTACCAGGTTTTGGTTCTTTTACATAAGCACCTGCATATTTCTCATTCTTCTGAGATTTGTTCTTAGGGGGAATAACAATATTTCTCTTTTTGAGATAGTTGTAGATAATATTATCCCACATACGAACCTGATAGAACACATCAGCATAGTTCACCTTAGCGTCATATGCCATCGTAAGAGCAAGTTCAATCAACTTCATCTTGTCTTCCAAACGGTCAACGAGTTCTACGTCAACGATGTTGTACTCAATAAACTTTTGCCAGCCCTTGGTATAGAAGTCTTTAAAAGTATCAAACTCGGAGTGGTCAAGTTTTTTCTGACCTAGTTCTACTTCAGCAATATAATCAAGACGATAAGATTCTTGTGCTTTATAGGTAAACTTCTTATAGAGATCCAAGTAGTCCAATTGAGTTACGCCACCAACATCAAAAGAAGTATGCTTGCGACCATTGATATAAATCTCACCTTCGGTCACGAGACCCCAAGGAGAAAGACGCTTCATCAACTTTTCACCAAGAACTCGATTAAGTCGTTTAGCAATATATGGAATGTCATATAGTTGAATATTCCAACCAGTAATAACTTCTGGAGTATTTTGCATCCAATAGTGGATAAATGAGTTCAAGAGAGCATACTCAGATTCGCACAAGTTATAAGTAACGTCATTGCGAGTATTATTAAATGGTTTAACTCCCCAAGTAATAATTTTCTTTGTAGTATAATCCTGAATCGTAATTGCAAGAATTTCTTCACAGCAAGATTCGACATCAGGGAATCCTTGCTCCGAAGCAACCTCAATATCCAGAGTTACAAGTTTAATTTTGGTAATATCAAACTTAATTTCATCCTCTGGATATTTTTCTGAAATGTATTGGTAGATATAACGGTCATTTCCGTAAATCTCAAATCCATCTACACCTTCATATTTGCTATAAAACTCACGACAATCCCTAACAGTTCCAGGTTGAACTGGTTCTACAGGTTCGCCACTTAATGTTCTATACTTGGATTCTTTTTTAGTTTTTACAAAGAGAGTTGGAAAGAACTCATCTCTCGTTTCAAAGTGTTGCCCATTGTCATAACCACGAACCAAAAATTGATTTCCAATCAATTGAACATTAGTATAAAATCTCATTCCTTAATAAGGTCCTCGTATTTTTCAAGAAGTGTGGGCGTTGGATCTGCAAGAGTCAAAATCTTATCAGAGCTCATCATAAATGTTTTTTCTTTTGTATATCCACAAAGAAAGGGTTCAAGAGTTTGATCATTTTTTGCTACAAACGGATTGATCAATTTACAATCAGGTTCGCCAATATCTGCACCAACTTCTTCAATCCGACTGATTAGAATCAGTTTGTCCATCAGTACTATTACTTTGATCGTTTGGTTTTCCATAGTTAATAACATCCTCTAAATACATTTCTTTAAGTTTAACTGTTGGTTCAACCATCGTAACCAACCAATCGGCAGGAATGGGAATTTGTTCATCAGCAGAAAGTGGCATCCAGGGATACAAAGATACTTGGAATCCCGCTTTTTTATTATTACCTTCACTTTCTTCTTTAAGAAGATTTGAATTTCCCATACGAACAAGACAAGGTTTGGTGAGATAATATCCAACAACCCTGCGTTGCTCTTCCTCACCAACAACCATTTCCGAAATATCCGCAATCAGGTCTTCTCCTGATTTTAAAAGCATCAATTTAATAGTCATAAAACACTTCTACCTCCATACATTCTAGCAATAAAAAGGAGGGGCGTCAACTGGATTTTGCCAGTTGCCCCTCGCGGCGACGATATTCAGTTTTATTTATCTCTTTCTTTTGAACTTACAAACTTTCTTTCCAGGAAGCATTTTATATGTTGTAGTTCCTGCCCAACCACACTTTGCTTTTGGTGGTTTTGCATCTGAGCCAAAATCACCCTTCATCTCCTGAAGTATTTGCATGAATTCCTGAAACGATTTCATAAACCTTCTTCTTCTGATGTTCTGGAATAACTCTATTTAGTTTAATAGTAAGTAATCCATCAACAAAAGAAACATCCTTAACTTCTACATCATCAGATAAAGTCCAAGTACGAGTAAATGCTCTCTTAGCAAGTCCTTGATGTAAATATTCCTCGCCATCATCATCAGATTTCTTTGCTTCCACAAAGAGTTTATTCCATTCTGTAGTAACTTCAATTTCTTCTCGCTTAAATCCAGCAAGAGCAATTTCCAATCTAAAAGTAATACTATCTTCTTTTACTAGATTGTATGGTGGATAATTTGTATGTGTCTCAAACGCACTATCAAACCTCCGAAACCACTCATCCATTCCAATACTATTTTTTTGAATATCTAACAAGTACTTTGCAGTATCTGGTACAGAAAGCGTAACTGAATTTGTTCCGAACATAATAGACCTCCATGAGCGTCTTAGTAGTGATTGGACCCTTTCGGCATCCACTACTAATTATAAGAGATTATAAAAAAAGCGGGATGTTGTTTCCCGCTCCTTTTTATTCGGTTTCCTGGGTCTTACCCTTTTTACCAATATTATATTTTTGTTCCAGAATCCAATCACCCTTGTCCTTGTAAGCAAGAACTTTGATTTGATTAAGAGGAGCAATATCGGCAACTGAATCTGGATTCACTACCGTAATAAGACCCCAATCAGCAAGTAAGCGAGCAATACGATTACGACGCTGAACATCATTGACTGTAAGATTCGCATGTTTACCGTCCAGAGCAAACAACTCCTTAAAGTGAACAATATAATAACGCCCCTGCTTATGCAGAATATGGCAAGACTGATAGAGTTTCTTCTCTTTACGCGATGCAACTCCAATGCGAGTTAAAGTCTCACGGACCTTCAGAAAGTCGTCGGGTTCATTAAGAATCACCTCTACCATTTGATCCTGAGACCAATGGACTACAGGTTCTACTGTTTGTTGGGCAGTAGTCATTTTTTTCCTCCAATATCAAGTCTTTGTTTGATGAAAGCAATTTGTTCTTTTGATAAGATTTTCAGAGCTTGGGATGCCTTTTCATTACTATAAGAATAATAACTTTTTACACATTCTAAGTCTGTGACTTTATCCTTGCGGAGCCAGGGAGAAAATCTCTTCCGTTTCCTAAGACTATTTAGATAAAACGAATATTGCATATCTTTATCAAGTTGATGATGAATATTCATTTCATTTGTAAAGAGGATACAGTCAATATGCCCAGATAGACATCGATTGATAATATATGGAGCATACTCCCTTTTTACATTTGGGTCCGCTTCCATCAAATTTTCTTTTGTAAAATTAATCGAATTCAACCAATCCTTCAGTTCCATAACAAATCTTTATTATAATTAAACAGCAAAAGTTCCTTTCTTTCTTTTTGCTCTCGCATATATTCACCAACGGAACGCATCGTATAAGTCAGATCAAACTCACCCATCTTCCAGTTCTTGAAGCGATCTTTAACCAGTTGATCTGAGTTATAACTTATTAGTTGGTGCATATAACAAGCATAGCAATCAGAAGCAAACTTATCGTGATCAAATCCTTTGTGCATTGATCCCTTACGCCCATAGAGATTATCCTTAATATCATAAGGAGGATCAAGATACATAAAAGCACCCATGTTTCCATCCATCAGATAATCATAAGAGTAATTAGTTATACGCCACTTAGAAATTAGTTTTGAATACTCTGGCAGTTTCTCAATTCCTCGCAATGAAAAATTGCTTTGTGATGCTTGAGCAGAAAATGATGAACTTTCTGTGAGACCAGAGAATGAACATTTATTGACAATATAGAAAGCAACAGCACGATCAAGACTTGATATCTCTTTTTCATTTACATGTTCCTTCGATTTGAGAAAAAGTTCTCTCGCAAGTTCAGGAGTATTGTATGCAAGTTTACAATCAGATAATTCATTCTTCAGGTCATTCCCAAACATCTGGAGTTGTTGCCAGAAGTTTACCAGTGGCTCATAAAGGTCATTTACCCAAATATCCAAACTGGGATACTTCTTTGTGACATAGATTGCAACACTTCCACCACCAAGAAATGGTTCACGGAATTCATCGTAGTTTCGTAGGTCGGGGAAGTAAGGTCCCATTTTTTCACAAGCACGGGACTTGCCCCCAGGATACCTCAAAGGAGTTTTAAGAGATTTCATTTGAACTCACACTCCACCATAATTTCCGTCAGTGCTGCCAATAGATTAATTTCTTGGTCAGCCACGAACGCAATTTGGTATTGATACTTAGCAATAACAAGAACGGCAGCAGGGATAGACTGGGGAAGTAAAATATCGTAAAGGGTGTCATAAACCCTGCGAAGAATGACAGAAGAATCGTTGTCCAAGTTGGAGACCACCCACTTTCGAACTTCTGAGAAGTTTTTTTCTTTGAGATGCTTGACAAGTTCATTTACTGTAAAGTCTGAGAAAGATGCAAGAATTGCTGCGTCGATTTTTCCTGACGTAGAATATCGTTGGCATTCGTTGAGGACTCGACGAAAATCTGGGAAGTGTTTTGTAACAAGTTCTGCAAGTGTTCTTTGATCATATTCGATGCTTTCCGCATCCAAGATGTTTTGTAGACGCTTGAAGAAGGATCCTGCCAACTGGGTTTTTTCTTTCCCCTTGATTGTGAAGTCGATGACTGCACATCGGGAGTGAAGGGGTTCGATGATTTTGTTCTTGTAATTGCAAGTGAAGATGAATCGGCAGTTGTTATAAAATGCCTCAATATTTGCCCGTAGTAGGAGTTGTACGTCGTTGCCTGTGTTATCTGCCTCATCGATGATGATGACTTTGTGTTTAGAAGATCCCGTAAGTGAGACGGTCGAAGCAAAGTTTTTCGCTTGGTTCCGTACAGTATCCAGGAAACGCCCCTCGTCGGATCCGTTGATGACATAAAAATCTGCTCCCAACTCGTTGCAAAGTGCTTTTGCAATTGTAGTTTTACCAATACCAGGGGGACCTGCAAGAAGAAGATTTGGAATCTCTCCCTTCTCCACAAACTCCTTAAATGTTTTTTTAGTTGTATCTGGGAGGATACAGTCATCAATTACTTGAGGACGGTATCGTTCCACCCAAAGAAAATCACTTGCCATAATTTAATTAAATCCAATCAGGTTTTCGTTCTGGCATACGAAGATAATTAGATGCAACCCAAGGTTTGGATGCAATATACATCTTGTAAGCAGTAAAAGTGTCAATGCTTGTGTCAAGTTTATACTCATCTGGCATAGCACGAACAAAGTTTTCTACCTTATTAATTTTACCACGAGGGAACAAATAAAAGGCATCTACAAGTGTCTTGTAACAAGAATGAATCTTACCATAGCGTAGCGTGTATTCATCGCATAAATTAAGACCATGCTTAATCAACCAGTATGCATTATGAACAGACTCTGCTGCCCATTTGGTGCAGGGATGATTGCGAAAAGCACCCTTCTCGGTGCTGTAGGGAGTGCCGTCTGCCTTGAGAAGGGGTCCATAGCTGTGATACCACTTAGAGGCAACGATAGAGAGCATCTGGCAGCACTCTAGGGGCATTTTGACAACGTGCTTGTCAGGAAGGCAGAGAGCACTTTCAGCAGGGTATTCACTTGTTACAAAGATGTTCATTAACCAAAAGTAGAGTCAGGTTCCAGTGCGATATAGTATTTCACATCATGATTCTTGCTCTCAAAGCGAGAGAGAAGTTTTTGTGAAATGACAACCTCATAAGTTCCAGGTAGAATCTTGATATTTTCAACCTTGAAGTTAAAGGTAAAGACCGAATCAGTTTCGCCAACAACAATAGAGAAATCGTTAGAGGTGTCGTTCTTCTTATCGCGTACAACCAATTTTACCACACCTGCCTCACCAACGGCAGAAAGGTCGGGCAGTTGATAAACTGCTGCTGCCGTTGGTGAGGCAG